CAACAACGAATTTATTATTTTAGATTAATGAGTGATAACTTAACTATACACGTACTTACTTTAGCAGAGTACAAAAGTCCTGTAATTACAGAAAGTAACCGTAAGGACTGGGTAGAATATGGAGAAGACAACGACTATTATAAATGGCTTATAGATAGGTTTCATAAAAGTCCTACAAACAATGCAGTAATAAACAATATGTCTAGGCTTATCTATGGTCGTGGTTTAAGTGCTTTAGATGCTTCTAGGAAGCCTAATGACTATGCACAACTAATAAGCTTAATAAGTCCTACCGACTTGCGTAATGTAGCTTTAGAGTTAAAGATGCTAGGACAAGGTCATTTTCAAGTACACTACAACGATAAACACGATAAAGTAGTAAAGGCTTACCACATACCTACTGCTTTAATACGTCCAGAAAAATGCAACGAAGATGGAGAAATAGACGGTTTCTACTATTCTGATAATTGGGAAGATGTAAGAAAGTTTGAGCCTAAAAGAATCCCCGCTTTTGGAACTTCAAAAGAGAAGATAGAAATACTTTGTATTAGGTCTTATTCAGTAGGTTTAAAGTATTTTAGTGCAGTAGATTATCAAGGTTGTTTACCTTATTGTGTATTGGAAGAAGAGGTAGCAGACTATTTAATCAACGAAGTACAAAATGGGTTTAGTGGTACTAAAGTTGTAAATTTCAATAATGGTATTCCTAGTGAAGAAGTACAAGAAGAAACTAAAAACAAAGTATTAAGAAAGTTAACAGGATCTAAAGGAGAAAAGGTCATAGTAGCATTTAACAATAATGCAGAAAGTAAAACTACCGTAGAAGATATACCTTTAAACGATGCACCAGAACATTATACATACTTATCTACTGAATGTACGAATAAAATACTTGTAGGGCATAATGTAACCTCTCCTATGTTAATTGGTGTAGTAACAGATAATCAAGGCTTTTCTTCTAATGCGGACGAAATAGAGATAAGTGCAAAGTACTTTTATAATACTGCTATACGACCTTTTCAAGATTTAATAATAGAGGGAATAGATAAGATTTTAGCCTTTAACAATATTTCCTTAGACTTATATTTTAAGCGCTTAAATTTGTTAGAAGATGTAGAGCAAGAACAACAAGCAAAAGAAGAAAATTCTTTAAATATGTCTAAGGATTTAGATACTATTTTAGCAGGGTTTGGAGAAGATGAAAGCGAAGAGTGGGAGTTAATAGATAGTAGGGATGTTAACATAGATTTAGAAGATAATCTAAATGCACAAGTTAAGGAATGGGAACAGTCTTTAAAACAGCCTAAAAGCCTTTTAAGTAAATTAATCAATCTAGTAGGAACAGGAAGAGCAAACCCGAATAAAGCAAGTAAACAAGACGAAGAAATAGATGGTTTCTATTTTAAAGTAAGGTATAAATACGAGGGCAGTACGGATGGGGAAAGACCTTTTTGTAACGCAATGTTAAGAGCAAATAAATTATACACTAGAGAAGATATAGAGCGTATTAATTCAGAGGTTGTAAACAAGGGACACGGACATAAAGGGCAGCCTTACGATTTGTTTAAATATAAGGGTGGTGTAAATTGCTCACATGTTTGGAGAAGAAAGACTTACGTAAGTACTACTAAAAATGCTTCTATAGATTCAAGTAAGACAAGTGCAGTAAGTAACGCAAGTGCTACTAAGTTTGGTTATAAAGTAGACAATCCTAGTGAAACTTCCATAGAGCCTAGATACATGAAATACGAAGGACATCACCCAGATTGGGTAAAAGAAAATATAGGATAGAAATGGCAAAAGCGATATTTATACAATTAAAAGACATTCCTAAATATACTGTAGCAAACGGTAATATAGACAATGATAAATTTATCCAGTTTATTAAAATTGCACAGGATATACATTTACAAGGGTTGCTAGGTACAGATTTATTTGATAAGATTAGTGTAGACATAGTGGCAGTATCTTTGTCAGGCGATTATTTAGACTTAGTTAATGACTATGTAAAGCCTGTTCTTATACATTTTGCTATGGTTGAGTATTTACCTTTTGCCGCTTACACGGTAGCTAATAAAGGAGTGTATAAACATACTTCTGAGAATGGCGAAACGGTAGATAAGTTTGAAATAGATTTTCTAGTAGAGAAACAAAGACAAATAGCTACACATTATGCAGAAAGGCTTAATGCTTACTTATGTAATAATAGTGAGTTGTTTCCAGAATATTTAACTAACTCTAATGGGGATATGTACCCAGATAGGGATTTAAACGTAACAGGATGGGTTCTATAAAAGTTTACAAACCAAAGAAAGAAAACGAAAAGAAACTAATTTTATTTTTAAAAAAAGTAAGCAATGGCAGACAGTACAATAAGTAATTTAGGTGCAGCAGGTGCTTTATTAGGTGCTGAATTAGTAGCTATTGTACAAAGTGGCATTACTGTACAAACTACTGTAAATGATATAGTAGCTTTAGCAGGTAGCTCAAATCTAGGAAATGCAAACCTAGTAGCCGATGCAAATCAAAGAACTTACTCTTTAGCTGGTAATTTATCAACTGATAAACTATCTTTTTTAAATAACATGGGTGGTGCGTTGTTTGATATTGCTGGTGATGGTTCAGGAGGGTTCGGGGTAGATGGTAAAGCTATCTACTTCGGTACAGGCTCAAGGATAGTTACTGGGGCGGGATATACTACGGCTCTTTTAATTGGGTTTGGCTTGTATAATTGCGCATTGTCTAACTCTCTCCAGATGCAGGGCAACGGCTTATTTGGTGGGAGCCATCTGCAATTAATATCAGGAGGCACAGACCTCGACGGCAATCGAACAATAGCAATACAAAACGGAACAGTTCCATCTTTAAACAGAGCAGACACGTTTAAAATGTATTCTGATGATATTACGCCAGGTAACGCTGCTCCACATTTTAGAACGGAAACCGGGGAGATAATAAAACTATACAGACAAGATTTAAACACAACTCCAACACTTGGAGAAATAGCGACATTCTTAGAAAGTCTAGGATTAGCTAATTTAATATAAATTAAAACAATGATAAGAACAAAACAACCGCAATTAATAGATGCACAGAATGGTAAGAGTGAAATAGTTTATTTTGACATCTCACACGAATTAAAGGATATTGTTAAGGGTTTAGTTACTTTCAATATGGTTTCTTTTATCATGGTTGATGGTCAACTTCAAGCTATCAAGGAAAATAAAGCGGTTTACAAATTAAGTACGTTTAATGCATTGTATGGTGCGATGACATTGAATGACTTTAACAATCAAATTGATAGTTTAATGATTGGTCAAATTGACTACATTAACCAATACGAGTGGACTGGTAACGAGGTACAACCGCCAGTGCGTTTTTGGAGTTTAACTGCAAACGATTTAGAAATAGTAATATGAGAGGTTTAGTTTTAGTAATAGTGGCAATCGTACTTACATCATTTGTGGGGGTGCTTAGTCTTGTAATAACTCCGATTTATTTTATAATTACATTCAAATGGAAATCAGGATTGAACCAATTAGATAAGTGGCTTTATAAGTTGGCTTTGTCAATCGACCAAACAGGCAATGTGTTATGTGCAACTACTTTGCAATTATTGTTAACAAAAAAGTACGGTTTTGAGTTTGGAGATGAGGACGATACAGTTTCGTATTGTCTTGGACGTAATCAATTAAGAGGTACTTTAACATGGTTAGGTAAGTGCATTGTATGGATATTGAACAAACTAGAGAAAGACCATACTGGGAAAGCTATTGCAATGAAACTGAAAAAGGACAAAGAAGCACAATTAAGAGTAATCGAGAATAAATACCATATTTAAATAGAAGGCAAGAAAGGAATCCATTTTCACAATGCGTGTCGATAGTGACGATGCGATTAAAGATATTAAGAAACTTGACCAGGACATGACTCATCTTGCGGAGACAATTGGTGTTGAGGTATCTGGATCAATATCGGCAATGGAGGATAAACTTTATGAAATGGCTCTCGCTGGAGACACAACGAGCAAGGAGTTCATTCAGTTACAGAAACAAACTGCAAAATACAAGCAAGTTATAATTGAGACGGACCGATCCATTGATGCACTTGCTGAACAAGGTCGTGGACTGTCAACTGCTTTGAGTCTTGCTGAGGGAACTGTTGCGGGGTTTCAAGCATTTACTGGAGTGACTGCCTTGATGGGTTCAGAGAATGAGGAACTACTTTCTACAATTACAAAGTTGCAAGGCGCTCAAGGTATATTGAACAGTATCGAGGTCATCAAGCAACAGATTCAAAACAACTCTATCAAGTTGACTCAGGCTCAGACCTTTGTGCAAAAATTATACAATCGAGCAGTCGGAGATGGTTCAAAGGCAATGCAAGGATTTAGAAAGGCTTTGTTGTTGACTGGTATCGGTGCATTGATTATCGGAATCGGATTGCTTATTGAGAACTGGGACAAATTAAAGGGAGCAATACTAGGAACGAATAAGGCTCAAGATTTGCAGAATCAAACAATGAAGAAAGCAGTTGAGGGAATTGCATCTGAATTGAGCGCATCTGACAAAT